TATCTCTAAATTTAATTCACCACTAAGATATTTTCTGAGTAATAAAGGATGACCATTAGAACAATCGAATAAATCTTCCAACTCATTATTATCTAACAAGTCAGTAATTTTATCTTTGAAAATATATCCTAAACTCTGCTGAGTCTTTGACCACTCAGAATATACTCTCTCACCAGAGTTCATGATCTCACCAATCCACAAACTTTGTGGATTATCAGCAGATACAAAATTAGATACTAAAAATTCTACAATCTCTTTATCTGGATATTTTCTTGATGTTTTTTCAAACCAATACTTATCTTTCCTTTTATTAAATGCTGTTATCTTTGCTCGTGACCTACCACCGTATTTAAAGTAATCATATTTCGGATTTGAAAAATGATTCTTTACGGAAAGATATGTTTGGTAGGTTTCAAATGGTGTCACTTTCATCAACTTCCTCACATTCCAATTCTTCGATTGCGTCCACAGGGACTTCATGACCATTAATATTATACCAGTGTTGGTTGACTCCGACACTATCTGGTTTGACTCCAATATATTTGAGATCACTAAAACTATTTTCTCGTAACATTGCTTGGAGTCTCCAATGTACTAGTTCTGATTTTTTCATTATTCAAAAGGTAAATGTGGTCTATTAAATTTTATTCTAAACTTTCTAAGAAGTCTATCAATAGCAAAATCTCCTCCACCATAACAAAGGATACACAATGCTCCTCCCATGTATAGTATCAAAAGTTCTAATAAGTAGATGTTAAATCCTGCAGTTACAATAGCATGGTATATTGCTACTCCTATTGTGCCTACAATTGATAGTGCTGCAAATCTTGTAAACAATCCTGCTATCACTAACCAACTACCATAGATCTCAGAGTATGCTGCTATGTAAGATGCTATGATTGGAAAAGGTATTCCAATAGGTCTTACAAATGCATCTGCGAAATTGTTTATGTCTGCTGTCTTTTCATAACCATGATGTATCAGCATAGTTCCTATTGATAATCTTAAAATCAGTAAACCAAGTGATTTAATCATTATAAAGGTAATTTTGCTCTAGATGTTTTTTTCATATAATTGAGACGAGTTGCATCCCACTTTAATCTTTCTTTAAAAGATTTTGATATAAGTTTCGTTACTGATTCTATCTCAAGATTATTAATTTCGCAATAGTGAACAATTGCATCTATATAATTAAATTCCTCCTCGGCAACAATCTTTTCAATTTCCATAGCAAATTTTTGAGGAGTCAGAAACTTGCTCTCAATTGCTTTCTCTAATTCATTGATTGGTTCCATAGAGCTCCAGTTTATCTGCAACAAATTTCCTAATGTACTCTCCGAGCAGTTTAATGTACTTTGCTTTGTTGTATTCTTCGTAGACGACACATTCTCCATTTTCACAAGCCATAATGATTACAAGTTTTTTTACTGATATGTTCTTTAGTTCATACAGCATACATCCATATCCCATTGCTTGAACAAAGTAATGCTCAATCCAATCTCTTGGTTTGGGTTTCTTAGATGTTTTAAAGTCGATTATTGCTAACTCACCATCATAATCTGCGATGCAGTCAACAGTTCCAGCAATACCTAGTTGCTTACTATATAGGGCACCTTCCAGAGAGTAAATATTATCAATTTTATTTAATTCTGGTTTAGAAATTTTAAATAGAAAATCTGATAAGGGTTGCACTTTAGGAAGTTTTTCATCATTCTTCAGATAATGCTCAGTAAGTGTGTGCATATCTGTTCCACGAGATGTGGCTGCCTTAGTGATTTTGTCTGCTGTCTCAGTTCCAACTCTCTTTCTCCAATCAATAAAAATTTGTTTATTATAATGACTGGTAATAGATGTAATCGAAACTAATTTAATTAGTTCCTCCTCGTCAGGTATTTTATAATATCTTACACCATCTATTGTTTCTCTTTCTAGATGTGGTAGATCTATATCAACGTGTTTAAAAGTCATGCCAGACAACTGCCCTGCGTTCATAGTATTCTTGATTTGGTTGTTCAATGTAGTAGTACAATGCTAATGAATATCTTTCAATATTCGGTGGTGTTTTTAAAGGTATCGGATGTCCATGAACTGATCTGTCCGACAATGTAAAAATGACTGCCCGATTAAAAATAGGTTCAATCTTTTTAGCACATTTCTTGTTGTCCATATCCCATAGTTCTAGACAACCTTCCCACTCACGCATCCAGTTTGGATTCAAATATAATAATAAATTTAAGACACGAAAATGATTTGTCTGTGGATGAATATTAAAGTCAACATGTAATGATAATTTACCACCTGCTGATATTCGATGTGCTCCTCCACCTGCAAAATTAGGATCACCTTTTAGACCTTTAATTCCTGTAAGATCCTCAAGATATGAGAGAAAAATATTAGAATTAAAATACTGTATAGTATGATATACAGTTGGAGTTTTATATTGTAATTGTATTGAACTTTCTTGAGACCAAGGAGTGTAAAATTTATTCACCTGATGATCTCGCATATATGCATTATTGGAACTTTCAGTTGCCCAATGATCAGTAGTTTTAAGTTCATTAAAACACTGAGTTGCAGTATTTGAGTTAATAAAATTGTCTAAGACAATATGCGGAAATGGTCTTGAGTTAAGGTAATGATAATTTAACTTTGCACCTATTTCATAATCACTAAAAATTTGCATTACATACCTGATTGTAGTTTTGCAACGATATATTCTTTGACCAATCCAGACCTAACAATATCATTAACATCAAACTCTATTATATCAAAAGAAACCATTTTTCGCAAGATGTTCATGAAGTCCACAATTCCATTTCTATCGTTAGTTTTAGTAAGATCTGATTGAGTAGCATCACCACAAAAACATATCTTACTATTTTCACCAACACGAGTTATGATACTATCCAATTCATGAAAATTAAGATTTTGAAATTCATCAACTATGATGATTGCATTATCAAGGGTTGTGCCTCTTATAAAAGATGTACTCCAAAATTTTATAGTTTCTTGTGATCTAAGATTTCCATATAACATTTCAAAATCTGCATCAGAGGGCATTTGAAACATATATTTTACCATATGTTTATATGGTATCTGATATATGTCTGCCTTATCTTCATGATCACCTGGTAAGAATCCAATCTCACGAGTGCTCACCAATGACCTCACAATATAAACTCTCTCATAAGGTGTTGTTTCATCTAATACATCTTTCAATGCATTATAAAGTGTTATGAAAGTCTTACCCGTCCCTGCAACACCATATGCAACAATATTTTTTTGTTGATTGTAAGAATCAAACAAAATTTTCTGATTATCAGTTAGAGGACTAATATCAACAAGATATTCATTATTAATAGGTTTCTTTTTTCTCATTTGCTTTGCTGTGTAACCTATACCGATTGGTTCGGATTTTCTTTTGCGAGGCATTATAATTTCTTGACCCTTGACCCTGCAACTTTTCCTGCTTTTCGCAGGACATCATTCCAACCTGGTTTACTTTTTCTTAATTTATCTTTCCACTCACCAACTTCTCCCACACCAGGCATTGTAGAGGGATCTGAATAATCTCTACTCCAATTAGGATTATCAGCACACCACTGATCCCAATCATTCACACTCATCACAACTTCTTTCTGTTCACCAGTTTCTTTATTAATAACAGGATATGTAGCCATAGTATTTTAATCGGTAAATTTATTTAGACCCACTCTAGAGCCTCTGAGACAGTTGGGAATTGTTCGGTAAATATGGTCTTGCATGCATTTGCAATATCCATATGTTCTTTCTGTGTTCCGTGTCCAGAACGGAGATCAATGTAATGAACCCAAGAACGAACACTTCCAGACATATAAATGCGAGTTGGTGTTGCTAATGGAAGAACAAATCTTGCACATTCTTTTGCGATGCCTTCTCTCAATAGTTCATTGTACAAATCAAGTCCTTCATTAAAATAATTTTGTATTCGACCAAGTAACATTTTACTTTGTTCTTCTGGTATATCATCAATACTATTCTGACGATTCTTTGTATCTTGTCTTCTTAATTCTGGTAGAGGTATATTTGTATCTAATAAATTTGTATCAGCATATCTCTGACTAAACTCTTGAAATGTAAAAGAACGATGTCGTAATATCTGTGCAGCAAGTCCTCTTGTAGTGTTAATTTCAAGAGTCATAAATGCTTGCTCAAAAATTGACCAATGCTGATGTTTAATACAATATCTCAACAGACCTGCATAATTTTCATTATCCTGATTATTAGGATTGCTCACACGAGCACAATATGCCATATGTTTTTCGGCATCAGGAGAGACGCTTATGAGTGATACGTTCATTTAAATCCTTTTGATGTTTGTTCTTCAATTTTTGCTAATTCATTTTTAGCAACTTTGAGTTGTTCTCGAATTAATTTATTTTGCTCCTCATCATACAGATAAGGTTGTTTGACTAATCTTTTAAGCATTTTGACTAATCGTTTTGCTCTACTAATCTGGGTAGCCATCGTCGTCCTCTAGTATTTCATCATAATCTTGTGTGATGGTTGGAGGTGGACTAACATAAGATTGCACATCAGAAAAAACTTCTGCTTTAATATCATCAACTAATAACTCTAGGTTACGAACCATCAGTTTTAATTTTGCTCTGTCCATAATATTATTGTTTCAATTATTATAGCATAAAAAAAGGAGGGGTCAAGTTAGTTTAAAGGTTTATCACCATGAAACCATTTAACTAGTGAATATCTTTCTCCTTTAGTAATAGGAGTAACTTCATGTGTCAATCTACTATCAAACACT